CTGCCGCGGATTTGCCCGATGTAATTGAACTAGCCAAACGAGCGTATCCCCATGACTGAGCAGACTGGTTGGGACGAGAACCAGACGAAAAGTAGGCGCCCTCACCCTTCGCAACGATTTTCTCTAGCGCATCAATCGAACAACCGGTGGCGCGTGCCAACTCAGGGCCGGGAACAATAGCATCTACATTGTATATTCTGCGAGCGCGCTTGATGTGCTTCGATTCTTTACTATGATAGGATGGAACTTTAGCTCGGGTATAATATTTGCCAGTCTTGTATAATTTCCTGGATTTATTCAACATCTTAAGTTGAGATGCACGGTCTTTCTTAGTAAGGCGCTTGGGAAGGTACCGAACGGGGACCTTTTCCATATGGCGTATATTATTTATGTATATATTTATAAGAACAACACTATACATCTTTACAAATAAAAAGAGGGTTTTATACCATACATTAAAAGGAGGGGTTTAAGGGGAACCTTGGTTCCCTTTACATTGGTTCCCCTTACCTTCCAGTTGACCCAAATCCACCCGAACCACGCTGTGTCTGGTCATCCAGCTCTTTCACCACAGAAACCACGATGGGAACCAGCCCAGGCGCGCAGATTTGCACTAGACGGTCGTTAGCTTGGACCGCATAGTCAGTCTGTGCGTCGAACGCACCAATCAGATTACCTCTATATCCGGAATCGATGATGCCCACGGAATTTGCGAGACGGAGCTTGGTCTTCGATAGGCTCGACCTAGGATACATATAGAATCCAGTCTCATAAAACTTCCCGGTGTCCGTTACCATCTGCGCCTTGCACTTGACACCGAAATCGATTTTGGTGACTTGCTCTGCGAAACATGGGGTGTGCGCGGGTGTGAAAATATCGAACCCGGCGTTCTCGGTCTGGGCATTGTGTGCCTGGGCGAGCACTTCGTATTTCTGCCGGAGTTCGGGGTCTTTGACAGCGATACATAGGGTCATGTATTTGTCGTATTTGGTAATATACTCGTTGTTGTATAGGTAGGCCATAATATACGAAATATAGTATGGTGTCTTTAAATCCTTGAAGAATTAAAATGGAACGAAGTTCCATTTTTTCTTAAGGATTATGACCGATAAGTTTCCAAATGAACGCTTTCAGTGTCCCATTTGAAATCTTCATCAGTTTAAATCTTTTTTAACGCCTCTTCTTGGAGTTGTTCTTCTTCCCCTTCTTATTTTTGTTACGCTTCTGGGATTTTCCGCCCTTTTTACTTTTATTCTTGTTCTTTTTATTGCCACCTTCGGGCGCTACCTGTGCATTTCCATCTTCGGAATTTTCCGATTGAGACCTTTTTAACCCGGGTGGGGTATCGGGCGCTACCTGTGCATTATCATATTCGGAACCATTCGATCGTGAACTTTCTAACACGGGTGGGGTATCGGGCGCTACCTGTGCATTATCATATTCGGAACCATTCGATCGTGAACTTTCTAACACGGGTGGGGCGTCTGGAACGCCAGGAAGCGCATTAAGTTCAGTTAATACTTTATCAAAATCAGATACAACAAGTTCGGTTGGTTCGATTGGGTCACTTGCCTCAAAAACAGCTTTAGTTTTACCAAAATACTCGTCACTGAGAACTTTACTAGCAAGTAAAGCATTGATTTCAATCAATTGTCCATCCGTAACTGCTCCACCCTTCATGCTCCTAGATCGCCCATTCCTCTTCTTATCCCAGGTTCTGCTTTTGTGAGACTTCGCCATAGTTTATATATACAATATGCATACATAAAATTTTATTTCGCCGAATACGGAATCGCATACGGATTTCCCTGGAGCGCACTCATGAAATCCGGAGTCGTTCGGTCCATTTGAATCGTCTGGTAAAGCGGCACTCCCCCACTAACGCGCCCAATATTCTCAGCCGACGGCGATTGCGCTGCACCCTTCTGAACCAATTGCCGTTTATTCTCTAAATATAAATCCTTCTGTTTCGCCTCCATATTCACAATTCCGCTAAATACATTAGTGTTTCCGTTACCCATTCGCCCATTAATGGTCGACGATTTCACATCGTTATTCCTCTGGTTGTGCTCGCCATCGAACCTACGCATTTCCTTCGCACCCGACGCACTCGACCCGCCCGCATAATAGAAATCGCCAGTGGTTGCACGCGCCGTCTGCGCCATTTGGTGGTCTGACGTCGCATATCCGCCACCACGCTGGTTGGCATTGATATTCATGTGGAATTTCGAGTTCTCTGTCATCTCGCGAATCGTCTTGGGAGCGAGCTGTGTCGGGTCAAACATATACGTCGCCGCGACAGAGGACTTGGCATTCTGGTAAGGGCGCAGACTACCGATGGTATTCTCTTTACGCGATGGGCGGAGAGCATCGAGGAGGGGTGCAACCGCAGCACCGAACGCACCACCAACCGCGCCGAAATACTTATCCTGGAAATTCGACGACCTGTTGTTGGGATAGGCCATCTTGGCCTTGATACCATAGTCCGATTCGGTCGGGCTGCCCTTACCACTCGCCCCCGCAGCGGTGAATGGAACCGCGCCCAGCTGGATGCGGTGTGTGGGCATGTGTTCGCCATCCACATACACCGTCGAGTTACCATACGCGGCAACTCCCGCATACGACGCCGATGTCTCCGGGCGCGAAACATCCTTTTCGACGGGCACAGACCTCAACATCGGTCCCTTCTCAATACCTGTAGTCGTCATATAGCGGTCGCTATTCATCGCGAAAGACCCATCGACGCGGTTCTTCTCTTGAACTCCCTGCTGCTGGGAGTGCTCAAATGCAGTTCGCTTGATGTGACTGTTGGCCGGACCGGCATAGTCGAGAATCATATGCCCACTCGATTTCGGATTAGTAGCAACACGCAGTTCATCCACGGTCTTTTCGCTCCAAGCATCGCGGTTCATCATACCCGAATTGAATCCACCACCACCATCCGATGTAAATCCTAAACCTAGACCGGGGGCAACACGCTCCTCCTCGAATGGCTTCACATTCGCCATGCGCATACTAGGGTTCACACGCGAACGCATGAAATCGGTGGAGTTCGGCGCACCATTCGCCCACTGTTGGTTCTCACTAGGCGAGAAAAGAGGCGCGCGCTCCTGTTTCGACATTATCAGAGAACCGGTTCCAATATAGTTATCCAATACGGACTCGGATGCCTTGGCATCGACCGCTCTAGTTCGAATATTACCACCGAAAAAGGGGACCATGTTATTATGTCTAAAATAATTCTCGTCGACCTGTTCGCCGGTGACAGAAGTGTATTTCGTCGTGCTGGTGGTTTCGGCGGGTGGCTTGAAATACTTGTCCGTATACGCTTGGCGCCCATCATATTGGTTGACGGTGGAAAGTCTTGACGTGGATTCAGATTCTACCGGCGACTGATTCGGATAATTGACGTCTTGAATATCGACATTTGGTAATTTGGACATAGTTGCAAAACCCGATTTCTGATTTGTTGCTATATATAATCCACCCATTGCGATTAAAGGTATTGCGAGTTCCATACTATTCTATATAAACTATTGAAGATTTAAATATAATAAAGGGAACAAAGGGAACCAAGGTTCCCTTTAAATCCCTCCTTTCTAATCTTGGCGATATTTTTATAAAGGAGGGTTCTAAAGGGAACCTTGGTTCCCTATCTATAAAGGAGGGTTCTAAAGGGAACCTAGGTTCCCTTTTTGTATAATCCTCGTGGATTCTCTGTTCAAAAAGGGAATGTCCACCGGTGTGGCCGCCCCGGAAATCCCCGTGGCAATGGGGTGAAGCGGCGCGGCTTCGATTTGCGTCCATCGCGTGTGTTCTAAATCTCGCAGAGTCCAGGCCGGATTTGATGCCCTCGTTTCGTCGACAAATGCCGCGCTCGAACTATAACGATTTGTCGATGTGCTCGGTGTCATCGCTCCATACTCCACCGTTTTCTTCGTAGCCTTGCGATTAATTCCAATAAGGTCGCTCTCCAAATTCGTTGTATTGTTTCTTAAATTCGCCCCCCATTTTTGCAAGCGGATTTGTGGGTCCTCGAAAAACGGCATATCTAGACCGGGTCCCGGTGCATTCAATTGGTAGTCACTAACTCCCGTCATTTCATGTAGTTTCTTTTTTATTCTAGCGGCATCATCATTGAAACGTGTGAGCGACATTATATATAATAATATCAGGAAATAAATATAAACGTCGTCACGTATTATACACAAGTATAGAATGTTGCTAAATATGATTGTAAAAAACGAGAGTAAAATCATAACCCGATTATTCGACTCTGTTCTCCCTGTCATCACCAGTTATTGCATTTGTGATACTGGTAGCACCGATGATACTATCAAAATCATCAAATCTTATTTTGAAAGTAAGGGTATTCCAGGGAAAATCGTCGAGGAACCCTTCGTAGATTTCGGATACAATCGGACATTTGCCCTGGAGCAGTGTGTGGATATGGAATCCGACTATATTTTGTTGATGGATGCGGATATGGTTCTCCAGTATGGTAAAGAATTCAGTTTGGCGGCACTCAAAACGTCACTACAATTACACGACGCGCACTATGTCATGCAAGGGTCTGATAAATTCCAGTATAGAAATGTTCGAATTGTCCGAAATCGTCGCGGAATCAAATATTGGGGTGTCACACACGAATATGTGGATGTGCCGAAAGGGACTACATATGGTCTATTTCATCCGTCGACCCTCTTTATCAATGATGTGGGTGATGGTGGATGCAAAGCGGATAAGTTCTTGCGAGATGTGCGGCTCCTAACGAGTGCCTTAGAAAAAACGCCGAATAATGACAGATACACATTTTATTTGGCAAATAGCTATAGGGATTCGGGTCAGAAAGAGCAGGCCATCGAGTTCTATAAGAAACGCGCAAAATTGGGTGGTTGGATAGAGGAGGTTTGGTATAGCTATTTTGCCATCGGTAGATTATACAAAGAGTTGGGCGACATGGAGCGCGCCATCTATTACTGGATGGAGGCATTCAACGCATTCCCGAACCGTATAGAGAACCTCTACGAAATCATACATTACTATCGAAATAGGGGTAATAATGAACTTGCATACAATTTCTATCGCATCGCTGACAAGAAGCGTGGAGAACATCGAAACGTCGATTTCTTGTTTATGGAGAATGACATTTATCATTTCAAATTGGATTACGAATTATCGATTATTGCGTATTACCATAACCCGGACAATTACGACCTTATGAAATGTAGTATCAATCTATTGGCATATCCTCATGGAGAAAAGCATATTGTAGAGAACATTCTCAGTAATTACAAATTTTATAGCGAAATCATACCCGGAACTAAACCGTATTTACACGCCAATGTTCGGTGCGATTCTCTACAATGTAGCACGCCGTCGATTTGCACATTCCGAGGTAAGCTAATCACAAATACACGATACGTGAACTATAGAATCAATGACGTGGGTGGTTATGAAAATGGTGAATTCATAGAGACTGCGAACGTAATTTCGAGAACCTGGAATGATACAAACGACGAATTTTTTGTTAAACATGATACATCACGCGATGGACGGTATGTTGGTATTGAGGACATTCGTTTATTCGAACACAAAGGCAAATTATTGTATAATGGAAATCGGGGTATGAACGACCGATTTTATGTGGAACATGGCGAAATCGATTTTGATACGGGGGAAACAAAATCGGTCATATTGAGTGCACCTTTTCAGACGAACATCGAAAAAAATTGGGTTCTCTTTGAAGATGCGAAGGGTAACTTGAAATGCATTTATAGTTGGCACCCATTAATTATAGGTGATTTGAAGGATGATGGAGCATTCGATAAGACACACGAATTGAGCACATCCAGTATATTTAGTCGATTTCGGGGGTCGACGAATGGTGTGAGGGTGGGCGATGAAATTTGGTTTATCTGTCATTTAGTGTCATATGAGAACCGGCGATTCTACTATCATTCTATGGTTGCAATTGATGCAAATACGTTTAGAATCAAGCGATACACACCATTGTTCACATTTGAAAAGGAATGCGTCGAATACACACTGGGGTTTGCGCCCTTTAATGAAAACAAAAACAAAGATTCAGAACAATTTATTATAGGATATTCGCGAATGGACCGAAGCACGGAATATAAGGTAGTTGATAAAAAGTGGTTCGAGGGGATGTTTAACCGGCTGAGGGGAACCTTGGTTCCCCTCTAACCCCTCCTTTTGTTTTTTTGAAGTTTTCATATGCGCATATGGTGCTTACCCTTTAACACAACGAAAGGAGGGGGGTAAGGGGGGACCTAGGTCCCCCCTATAGGTGAATATTCGGCGGCCTTACAAGCACCGTATGTCTTACGATGCCACTGCGTGATACCATGTTCTCTGATACCCAATAAATGTTTTGCAGTGCCGTAGCCCACATTCTCATGGAGCGAATACCGAGTTTTCAACAGTGGATACTGTTCGCACAATTCCAATATATACTCATCATGTGCATTTTTAGCCAAAATGGACGCCGCCGCAATAAACGAATATGTTCCGTCGCCCTTCTCCACAGTAACACTCGGGATTTCGCGCAATGTTTCCGTCTCATTATCGAACGTGGTATATGGCGGGAAATCATTACCATCGACCACCAACATCACGTCTTCACTACCGATTTTAAGCATCACCTGTTTGATGGACTCGCGCATACCCCTCAGCACGGCTTGGCACATCCATTTTTTCGTCGATAACCGACGCCTCGATAAAATGGATGTGCCACGCAATCGCATGCTCTTTGATATAATCCGATAGTTCGCGCATTTTTACCCTCGATTTGATTTTTTTACTGTCTTTCATAAGTTCATGACGAAACGAATTATCTTTAGGTAGAATAGCGGCGGCAACGTAGAGACGACCGAACATTGGACCGCGCGCGCATTCGTCAACGCCAATTTCATATTTGTTAGATTCGTCGTATATCGGTAGCAATGACATTTTTTTATTTAGTTATAATATATAAGTAATGTTTAACTTCAATTTTAAATTGAAATTGACGCCAATATGGTTATTATTTATACTATTGGTGGTCTTAGTTATCGCGGTAGTATTTGGTGCGAATTCATCTAAAATGGAGGGGCTGGTTAACTATGAATCGGGAACAACACAACTTGCTGCGATTTCGCCGACTACATGGTATCAGAACACGCTCTATAAATTGTATGACAACAACTTCATTGACTATACCAACGGTAATCTTGTTCGTGTATACGAGAATGACAGTGGCGGAGTAAGGTTGTTTAATCAATATACAGTCACCGTGAGGAATGGGCAGACCACGTCGTATAACACGGGTGTTAAATGGACACCGTCTTCGACGAATGTGCTTTCCAGTTCGGTTGCGCCATGGTCCGTTTCCAACACGGACAACAATTATAATTTGCCCACTATCACTGACACATCGGTGATTTATATGCCTTGGGGAACGGACACGTATGTTCATGTGGTAGACAATGCAAAGACTGAAAAGAATGGTAGCACGTTTTACATTGGTGGATGTGATGCGGGACAGAACAACTGCACGACCAAGAAGAAGCTCGATTATGGTGTGACTGTCGACTTGACCGGAAAGATTGATACAACGGCTACCGAGTCGGATTTGAAAACTGCGACAGGAGTGAGGTCGGGGCAATTATTATACAAGTTGGCGAATGGTGTTTTCTATGATATTTCTGGATGCTTTTACGTAGCTACTCTTGCTGCTACTCCTGGGGCTACTGGTGCTACAGGTGCTACTGGTGCTACAGGTGCTACTGGGGGTAGTGGTCCTACTGGAGTTTCTGGTGCTACTGGAGTTTCTGGTGCTACTGGGGGTAGCGGGGCTACTGGGGCTAGCGGTGCTAGCGGGGCATCTGTATCCCCAATTACACCTATGTCAGTTGTTGCTACCCGTGTTGCCGAGTCAACTAGCGCAACCATTGTAATAACAAAAGGAGGAACTGGAGGCGTGGATAATGCTACAAGTTATGAAATTACTGCGTCCCCGGCTCTTACAGTCGGTGTTGCTAACCCACAAACGGTAGCAGCTACTACAGGGACAACTGTAACATACACTTTCACAGGTTTAACTCCTGGTGTGACATATACATTTTCAGCAAAGGCTATTAAAGTCATCGTTAGCGAAGGATTTGGCGGATTTTGGAGATTTGGAAGTGAGTCCTTTAGTGAAGGCGCTGATGTAAGGTCTGATACTTCGCCATCATCATCGCCAATTACGGTCGATGACCCTGCTGCTGCTCAAGCTGCCGTTCAAGCTGCTGCTTCTCAATCTGCTGCCGCTCAAGCTGCTGCCGTTCAAGCTGCTGCTTCTCAATCTGCTGCCGCTCAAGCTGCTGCAGTTCAAGCTGCCGTCGCTCAAGCTGCTGTTGATAAGGCTATCGCGGATAAGGCTGCCGCGGATAAGGCTGCTGCTGCCGCCGCTACCGTTGCCGCTCCTCCAGTAGTTGCTCCTCCTATTAATATTGACTGGAGTAAATTTAAGATGGCACCAATGAAGTTTGACTTTAGTAAGATGAAATTTGGTTTCAGGAATATAGAGGGCATGGCAACTGGCACAACCATCACAAAATACGACCGCTATGGCGCAGTGTTTAGCGGTAATGCGGTGGCTATGAAGGATGAGCTCAACGAAAAGTTCGAACCATGTATTTTCAAGATTAATGCGACTGACTCTATTATTTGCGTGCCGACTCGTCTAAATAATTTGATTGCTGTTGTATCTAGGAATGATACGACCAAGAAATATACCATTTCGGATGTTGGAATGTATACCCCGTCGATTAAATTGACAGTTGCACCTGCTGCCGCTACTACTCCAGGCGCTACTACTACTCCAGGTGCTACTACTACTCCAGGCGCTACTACAACTACTCCTCCTGCTAATACAGATGAGTCTGAATACTGGAAGAAGTATTGGTATTGGCAGACGGAAGGTGGAACTAAGATGTCCAGCGATTACATTCTGAAGTCGCAAGTAATACCACCGGTCTGTCCAGCTTGCCCCAACTGCACTACGGGGTCTTGTGGGACAAGTGGTAGCACAGCAAAAACGACGAGCACAAGCACTCCCGGTTCCGACGTTGCCAGTGTATTCAAGTCGCTAATTACCGGAACAACGGATGTCGCCAAAGACACCGTTTCTGCTGGCACCGGTCTCGCCAAGGACACCGTTAAGGGTGGTGTGGGTATCGCTAAGGACACCGTAAAGGGCGGCGTTGACCTTACCAAAGACGCAGTCACTGGAACGGTTGGTCTTGCCAAAGGCGCTGTAACAGGAACAATTGGGCTAGCTAAGGACACTGTAAAGGGTGGTGTCGGCTTAGTGAAGGATACTGTGAAGGGCACCGTAGGTCTAGCTTCCGATGTTGTAGGTAGTGGAACTGGGTTAGTTACTGGGTCTGGATCTGGAACTGGGTCCAGTTCTGGTTCTGGTGCCAGGTCTGGTTCCGAGTTACCCGTTAGCTATTTCGATTCGTATACATACAATGGCACATTGCCCAATAAACCATCAACCAATTTCATGCCCGTAACCGCAAGTTTCAGCGCGTTCAGCAAGTAAACATTCGTTCAAATAGATATAAAAATAAATGTTCTCAATATAGTAGTCTATATGGAAAACATTAATAAAATACTGGGTAGAGAGGATATCGCCAATCAAATAAAAAACATACTGAATGATTTCGACAAAAATTGTAAAAATGTGAATTACAATAAGGGAATCTATATCTATGGCGCTTCCGGAACTGGTAAAACCCATTTTATAATGAAATTACTCGAAGAAATGAATTACGATATTATTCGTTATGATGCTGGTGATGTAAGAAATACATCATTAATTGATACAATTACAAGTAATAATATGTCTTGTCGTAATGTTCTCCACATGATGAAGAAAAGCGTAAAAAAGATAATCATTGTGATGGATGAAATCGATGGTATGAACAGTGGGGACAAGGGTGGGCTTACGTCGCTCATCAAATTAATTCGACAGAAGAAGACGAAGAAGCAGAAACTAGAGGACGTGACATTGAATCCAATTATTTGTATTGGTAATTATTTTTTGGACAAGAAAATGAAGGAACTGATGAAGGTTTGCACGGTATTTGAATTGAAAACGCCAACCCCTCACCAGATGTCCTTACTGTTAAATAATACTATGAAAATCGAAAACAAGGAAACCGATAAAAATAAGGATCGACTGAAATCAATGGTTCTCGAATATATACAAGGCGACCTGAGAAAATTACAATTCATACAACAGTTAAATCCAGATATACTAAACGAAACATTCATAGAGAACATATTGCATATTAAATCGCATAATGAGGACTCAAAGAAGATAACCAAACATCTGATTAATCAGCCGATGTCACTATCCGAACACGCCACGTTCATTAACGAAACTGATAGAACCATAGTGGCTCTATTATGGCACGAGAATATTATCGACGCGCTTGATAAACACACCCCGCAAAAGACATATCCGTTTTATTTGAGGATACTGGACAATATGTGTTTCGCAGATTATATTGACCGTATTACATTCCAGTATCAGATATGGCAATTCAATGAAATGAGCTCGCTTATGAAGACGTTTTATAATAATAAGATATACCATGATACATTTCAAAACAAGGCTAAATTGGACGAAATCCGATTCACTAAGGTTCTCACGAAATATTCTACGGAATACAATAATCAGCAGTTTATTTATGGTATGTGTCAAGACCTCGATATGGACAAGAAGGATTTGATTGCATTCTTCCAAGAACTACGTATTTATTATGGCGAAAATTTTCAGTCACAAGCGGAGATTTTAAATCAAGTAGAAGAGTCATTTGAGAACAATAACGTTAGCAAACTTGATATAAAACGTATGTATCGATATTTAGATAAGAATGTGAAAAAAACAATTGCGGATGATGAAAGCGTAACTGATGAGTAACTATTACACCTTAACAAATAGTTCGGGTTCGGATTTCAACCGTTCGATGAACACTGTAGGTTTAGATTGTGGCTGAGGCGTCAGTTTAGGTTGAGGCGTTTGCACCAGTGTTGGTGTTTGTTTTCGAAGCTTCTCAATCTCCGCCCGTAATTCCGCTTCAATAATAGAACTCTGCTTTAGTTTGAATTGAAGTTCACTGATTTGCGATGTTTGCATTATTGCTGATACTGGTATTGGTGGTTGGGACTGCGCTTGCGCTGGTACTGACGCTGGGCCTTGTTTCCGTAGCCTATCAATATCCGCCCTTAAATCCGCTTCAATAATCGCACTCTGCTTTAATTTAAATTCCAACTCGCTTATTTCCTTCTTCAACTTCTGAACATTACTCGATGGCGCCTCAATCGGCTCCGAGAACTTCACCGTCGTCTTCTTTTCTAACATATCTTCTAATTCATCATTTCGCGCCATAACCGCCTTCAGATTACTACGCAGCCCATTTATCATATTAATGATTTCGTTCGGGTCAAGCGCAACAGGGTCCTTACCATCTTGCTGCATAATAATCTGCGGCTGCTGTTGTTGTTTGCGACGTTCGTCAATCTCCTTGGTCTGTTTCAATACATCTGGTTTCATGCTAGGTTTTCCAGCTTCATATTTAGCAAGTTTTTCGTCTATATCATTTAGGAAAAATCTCTTAATTTTCGCCTCATCCGTAAATTTAATGAACATATCGACCGTTTTATTAGATTCCTTCACCACAGAACTATTCGGATTATCCAAAAGCCTACGCTTATCAAACGTATTATGGACATGCGAGAAAATCAGGATAGTCTTCAATGGGTCCAACTGCGCAAACGGTATCGTATAATCCTTGAGAAACTCACGCTCCTCAGCAATACAAGCAGTCTCATTGTATTTCGTGATATCTAGTAGCTCACGTTTGAAGGCAAACGTTCCCGCCGTAGCATGATTCGGTCCATATGGTCCAAACTGATACATCTTACTAATATGCTTGAAGTATAAATGTAGCTCACTTGACCCAGCACATAGTGCCTTCTTGTTCGCCGTCAATACCTCAACTGCGTGTTCAATACGCTCCGGTGGATAATAATCATCGTCGTCCATATAGACAATAATTGAACCCTTCGCCTTCTCATGCATAAGATTACGCTTTGCGCCGAGTGGAATTTTCTCAGGCAGTTCGTAGTATTTAATCTGCGGTATATTTGAACCTTTTACCAGGTCCTTGATTTTATCAGTTCCATCGTCGATAATAATCCATTCGATAAGGTCCTTCGAATATGTCTGGTTACGAAAACATTCGAACATAATGGGTATAAACGGACGTCGGTTGAATGTTGGCGTGCATACAGACACAAATGGCTTGGATTTCTTCGTCATATTTAGAATATGCTATTTATATTCTAAATTCTTTTTTAAACATACATTAATATATCTAGTCATCAAAAAACGTATTTTTTTTCTCGAATAATGCTTTGAAACGCTCACCTAAATATTTGTTCGTTATTATTAACATAAATATTGTTACACCACCAATCGAATTGTGCGCGCGTCGAAGGTAATTCGACTGTATGCGCGATTCAGTATTATAAATGTTGTATGCAATAATTGGCACTAATACCCATATATGTATGTTTTCCAATATTACTTTCCCCAAAATTTTATTACATCGAATTATAAACTTTTCTAGGTCTGTTCCAGCTACAGGGCATTCATAAATGTCATCACTATCTCCGACAAACGATTTGTTAATATCCGACATAACCTTTGGGAAATTAAACGGGCTATCTTTATTATCCATCATACAGAGCATTGTAACGTAAAATACAAACATTGGTATAACAAATTCGGCGATGAATCCAAGACCCATAGCGATACCGAAAAATAATATCCAAAAAAGAATCAATCGAGGGTCTGCAAAAGCAGCAGTTTTATATTTCACAATAATCATGCTTATTTCATATACCATCGAGATAGCGAGTATTATTGTGGCAGTTACATTAAGTTTGTAACTCGTCGGATCTATAAAAAGCTTGAATGAATTGCCAAACGTCTTTACGAAATATTCACTGGCTCCTTTGGTTAGAAAATAATATGTTACAATTCCGGATAATACGAATAATAATGCTTTGAATGGAATTAGTTTAATTAGTGGTAATGTTTGTCCAAATATAAACATAAAAATTCTCACTGGAGTTAATGCTACCTTTAATGGGAGTACACCATCTGTTACAGTAGATACCATGTCTGGAGGAGCTTCTGCTGGTTTTGGTTGAAATTGTTTCATTATGGCATCGATAAAACTTGGAACTTCTCGTGATGAATACAAGAAATATACATTATATGTTATAAATATTCCGATTAAACCGGTCAAAAATCTCTGGACCATTCCGGCAAGATTTTTATAGTCTTTGTCATCTTTGCTCATTGGAGGTTTCACATGTGCAACCTTATATAAGCCATCAGCAATTAAGAACGAAATATGGTATGGAAGAATAGATATGTAAATTAGAGTATCTACAACTTTTTCAAATGTATCTTTTTCTCTGGCGCCTTCCACAAACGGTTCAACTGGTTCGTCATCAAAATTCTCAGGTTCTACGGTCAAATTCTCAGGTTCTTTCTCCTTAGGTTCTTTCTCAGAATTAACCGTAGTTTTAATGGGTTCGGCATCATACACACTTTCCAAATGCGGCAATTTCGTAAACCCCTTCTTTTTATTATTGACGCGTCTAATTTTTTTCTCCATTGCTTCGATTTCATTTATCTTTTTATCCTCCATGCCTTCTACGATGGTCGTTTCGGCTATATCTTCCTTTTTTTCATTAAATTTTATATTCTTCTTCCATTTTGTTTCACTCATTTATATAGGATGATAATATAATTTTACTTATAGTATCATACGCTAAATTGTCTATCTAGCCAACATCATTCCACACTGTCCAGATATAAATGATAGAATATTGTAACGTTCTTCAAACACAGTTAAATTATAATTGTATTCGAATAATCGCCAATTCTGTTTGTTAGTTCCAATAACATTTCCATCGCCATCACAGATAACATTAAAGCTACTGTTTACGGCATCGAATGGAGGAACATATGTAGTTATTTCTAGTTCAATCAGTTTAAACTTACTCATATTAATTGCACCAGATGGTTGATATTCAAGGGGGTTCGTATTCAAGCAGAAATTATAACAATATAATCCATCCTTGGCACACCCATGAGTCCTCGTATATTTTTCAACATAATCGAAAATCCCATGCGTCAACGAATTCTCTCGATATTCACCATTCAACAAAATTCCCATAGACATTAAAATGTTCTTCTGATTTGCAACTTCAAAAACTCCTGTATAAAAATATCCTGTGTTTTGACCATCTATTTCAAATCTCGGACCAATCAACTTATTTGGTAGCGGTGTGTTATTTGTATAAATACTCGTTGTATTTACAATACCAGGGTCATTCACAACAACTTTATCAGGCACATTATCTATATTAGAAGGTGGCATACGGTATGGCCAGTTGGTGTAATTACTCCATTCATTCCTCATGTTTACATCGTTCCTTTGTAGGTAAAACATCCAACTAGAAACCATACCATTCGACGTCAATTTGACTCGTTTGGAACCAGTGATATTTTGGAAATCGTAACGTATCACATCTTTTACTAAATAAATCTGGTCTTTGGCGGCAAATAATTGCGCCTCGTCTTTGGAAAGGAAACAATACGTAGAAATTAAGTGGATGTCAGCATTCCAAACATTTGTTTTATTACCATAATTCACTGCATCTAAATAAATCGATGGTGGTGATTGTAGGAATCGATACATTTGTAGTTCGTCTCTATTGAAATCTGGTTGAATATATGGGAATAGATTCGGCTCATCAAACACATCACGGACTTGGAATAATTCCTGAATTGGACGGATGGTAATCGTGATTTCTAGCTCAGCGTATTGTAAACATACGAGAGGGAATGCACAACGGGTATCCATAGTGAACCAAGTGTTAATCGGTATATAGAGTGTGCGCCCTCGAATTGATGGTTCGGAACCCGCGGCATTTCCAGTATACAATGCAGACGGATAGGCATTCGAACGACCGAATGCCATAGCCGGATCATATATTTCTTCAATGTTACCAGACATTTTATTGAATAGCTCTTTCTTTTCGGTAGTGAAATCGCGCTCGACCATAGCAGCGAGATACTCGCCCGTATATTTCTGCAAGGTTACCGAACCACACGAAATGACGACTTCGCGAATCATATGGGTTCCAATATCATTAATCCATTTGAAATCATATGGTGCCCATTTTGCAGAAGTCTCCGTTGTAGGATTATGGATAGGACTCCATATATCGGGTAGCGTTACCACCAAATATGTGTCCATCAGAAGTTCAGCATATCGCTTTATCTTGAACTTGAAGACAGAATCATCGTTAGTTCGAAGGTCACGGGAGCCTTCGTAATCCAGCCTAAATTTTTGGAGTCCGAAATTTGTATATTTAGAGTATGTTACATTGAAGAACGTCTTTGTAGGCGAACCGGTTAATATCACATTATTGGCGCCTTCCGATATAATATTTAGTAATCCGCCCGCCATTTATTATACTATACTATATCAGAACAATTTATATTACTTTGTAAATATATAATGACTGTATTTAAAACAATTTTACTATTACTAACTATATTCATATCGATACTTCTTGTTTGTAAGTTATTGTCAAAACACGTGATTATTGAAGGCGCCGGTGACCCAATTGCAAAGAAAAATGACATGGATGCTGTTACGGGGAATTTTGCACCCGAAATCATAGTCCCGGCATATATAGTTAAAGCAACTTATCCGAGACCGCCATTAATCAGTGATGCAGATAGATTTAAAAATTCGCAAGATAGAATGCAATTAATTTTATTGGAACAGCGTTTACGGATTGCAGAATCGCAGTATAACTCAACACAATTACCATCCAAACCGACGCCTCCTAAGAAACCTACCAATATGAGAGATTTCAAAGCTCTTATAGCTTATTCGAAGGAGCTTGCAAAATACAATGTCAATTTAGCAAGATATAACGCATCACGCGTTGCAGTACAAAGTCAGTTAGATGGATTACAGAAACAAATTAATTCAATTCAAGACTCGATTGCGTCGATTCAAATTAAGATTGATAATTTTAATTGTAAAGCGAAGAGTTATAGCGACGCGCTGGCTCTATACAACAAAAAAAATGATGATGATAGTCATAAGAATTATCGATTGAAGGACTTCTTCGTAAAATCATCCTATAATTCCGCATTTACTGGAAACTATATGAATACCGAAATGGTAAAGCTTCTTTTGAATCGTGGATGTAGATTTTTAGATTTTGAAATCGTAAATTCACGAGGCACACTCTATGTTACAGATAGCTCTATTGCGTCGGATAGAAGCAAGCAAATCACTCTGAGTGACGCGCTCAGTGTTATCAATCGAACTTTGACGAAGGGTGACCCAGTATTCATCAATTTGCGATTACAGAATGCCAAATCTATTACCTACGATAATCTGAAATCCACACTAAACCGATTACAGTATGAGTTACGCTATATGGGTCGCCCCATAGACGATACAACTCGTATGAGCGAAATACAGGGTAAGTGTATAACCATAGCAAATTATGATATTAAAGATAAGAGTGGTAAGTCTGCTACGGATATAGTCGCGAATAAGTCTGAGACTGGTTTATGCACCTATGAAAATAGTGTTATTGCGAATTTGAGCGCGACCACGGATCCAGGAACAAAGCGAATGACCGTTGTCGAACCGAATAGTATTGGTAGTTGGTTTGATAATCCGGATATCAGTGTGCGTCGCCTGGTTCGTGAATATAAGGTGAATTTTACACCTCAGCGATTCTATAAGAGAACCGATGAACTTACAAAATATGAGAACATTTTTAATGCTATGAAGTCTCCATACATTGCTATTAAATATCTAGATGATACAGCATTCGATAAATTTGATGCGGACGCGGATGTTGTTGTTTAATAGATGAATAAAATATTACAATATAGTATACTATTAATGAGTAAGTATAACACAGATTTGTGTGATAATGATATGACATTCGCCGATTGCGAATTGGCCATTCTGCGTCACGCCGTGGATGAAAGCGATGAGAAGAAATCGAAACGTTTAGCCAACGCGAAAGAAATCACCGAGATGATTAACGTTGTTGAGGATTTTCTCCGGAAGAAACATCTGATTTGTTATGGAGGAACCGCTATCAACAACATTCTACCCAAACAGGCGCAATTTTATAATAGAGATTTAGAGGTTCCGGATTATGATTTCTATTCGCCGAATGCAATGGATGACGCGAAGGAATTAGCTGACATTTTCCATGCCAAAGGATTCAGCGAGATAGAGGCGAAAGCGGGTGTTCACTACGGCACCTTTAAGGTGTTCGTAAATTTCATCCCGATTGCTGATATCACGCTGTTGCACCCGACAATTTTCAAATCCATGGCTAGAGAGGCTGTGCAAATCGATGGCATTCTGTATTCCCCTCCGAATTTCTTACGTATGAACATGTATTTGGAGCTATCGCGCCCAGAAGGCGATGTATCCCGTTGGGAGAAGATATTCAAGCGTCTTACCCTGTTGAACGAATATTATCCGTTTGCGATAACGACTCGGTGTGATAAAATCGAATTTCAACGCAAGATGGAGCATGATGCTGATAAATCCGAGGAACTATATCATGCTGTGCGCGACGCATTCGTCGATGATGGCGCGGTCTTTTTCGGTGGTTATGCTGCGCGCATGTATTCGCGATATATGTCGAAGGACCGAAAGGAGATTATTCAGAAGATACCAGATTTCGATGTTCTCTCGGAGGATCCCGATAGGTGTGCGAATATTTTGATTGAGCGATTGAAGTCGAAGGGATTTAAGAATGCCACCAAGAGGCATTATCCAGAGATTGGAGAAATAGTTCCAGAGCGCATTGAGCTCGTTGTTGGAAAGGAAACGCTGGCATTCATTTACAAGCCGATTGCTTGCCATAACTATAATATTTTGAATATAGATGGAAAGGATATCAAAATAGCCACTATAGATACTATGTTGAGTTTTTACTTTGCATTCTATTATTCGGATGAGCCTTATTATTCCAAGGACCGCATATTGTGTATGGCGAAATTCTTGTTTGATGTCGAGCATAAGAATCGTCTGGAGCAAAAGGGCATTCTCAAGCGTTTCAGTATTAATTGCTATGGAAACCAGCCTACGCTGGAGTCGATTCGCGCAGAGAAGATGGATAAGTTCAAGGAACTCAAGGACAAACGTGGCACAAGAGAGTATGACATGTGGTTCTTGAAGTATTCGTTTGACAAAAAGGAATCGGAACCTGTGCTAAAGAATAAGCCTGAACCCAAGAAAAATCAAAATAAAAATAAAACTGAAAGGAAGACTATAAAGAAACGTCAACAAAGAGGAACACGAACTAAGCTCGGCGATTTTTTCACAAGAGCATTTAGGCCATTAAAGAATCAATAAGCATTTTTGTTATTATACATAAATAACAAAAAAACTGAAAAAAAAGCCCCATTCCGGGTTCGAACCAGAGACCTTTGCATTACAAGTGCAACGCTCTACCACTGAGCTAAAAGGGCCAGTCCGATACGGGGATTGAACCCGTGACCTCTCCTACCCAAAAGGAGAATCATACCTCTAGACCAATCGGACACCCTCCAAATAATAGTCATATCTCCTATTTAAGTAGTTTACTCAGATATCTGTTAAATATTGTATAGTGTTTTGCAAGCTGTAGAATACGCTTCCGAATAAAACGCTCTTCAGTATCATCCCATAGAAATTCACATTACCATCGGGATTATACACCGACAAGAATGAGAAATTCCTATATAACATTGTGGTCATCATAGGCATCTGGAAAATAAAAAAGATGAGTGCTACCACAATCGGCGTTTGCAAATCCGAGAGTATCCGGTCGACCATGCTCGTCTTCGCCTTACGGTTCTCGTGGTGGCGTATGCTCGTGTTCGTTACCTCCTCGTAGTCCTTCACATAATCACTCGTCAACTTGGCGCGAGGAATATAATTTGGCTGTATCTCCTCGTCTTGCTGGTAACCAGATTGGTCCATCGGTATGTCACGAGACGGTAATCGCATCTGTGGTGTTTCCTCCTGGAAGCGAACCCGCGCATCAGGTTTCGCCTGTGGCGGGGCCATAACATTCGGCTGTATCGCATTACCATAAGGATTTGGGTGAATATTCATCGGCGCATATGTCGGATTTTGCTCCGTCGGCATACGCATCGTTATATTCTCCGGCAAATCATCTATTCTCGTGGTGCTCTCCATTTTATAATATACAATTTATATAAAATCGAATTCTTTGACGAATATAGCCTAAAATAACCCGGATTTTGGCGGAACGGGTTCAGTCGGTGGCGCAGTAACATCAACTACTTTTAACATAGGGTCGCATTTGGCGGTTTTCGTCGTATATTTGTAGCATTTCTCGTCATATTTGAAAATCTTCTCGTCGAAATCACTGATGACCGGACCATTGAATGTTAAGCATTTGTCGCCAGTGCACACTTGTCTAAAGAATGTCGCTATTCCGAGACCGAGCAAAACCGAGATAATGATCCTTCCCAGCTCTGTGTTTAATAAACGTTTAAAATTCATATATATATATACAATAGTCATATAAATTTTATTAAGATTGCATAGGCATCTTGGCGATATCATTGTCATTCGCCGGGCATTTCACTTCCTTCTCCACAATTGAAAAGCACGAATTCGTTTTATCTCGGTATTGCAGAATTTTCGCATTGTCGTGTGTAGGGTAGACAATAATCTTACGTTTTTCTGGAGCTGTTATGTAAACAGCTAGGAACCCTAATACGATACTAATCAGGAGAACATAAACATTAATGTATTTCAATAGATTCATATTATATAGTTTATTGCTATTTTATTTCTTGTCCGTGTTTTTGTTTTTGCCCTTATCATTCTTCTTTTTTCCGTCAGTTTTCTTTACCTTCGAATGAACTGATTTCTCCAGATTACCCAGTTCCGCAATGAGTTTTTCGTCATCGATTTTCTGCTGTGCAGAACTACGCGCCTGCTCCTCTCCTGGAACGCGATACACATAACTGTTTGGCTCGGCGCCCTTCTCCATCGTCGCCTTATTCGCCTCCATCTTCTTACGCATTCGCTCCTTAATCTCCTCTTTCTTAGTCATTCGGTCCATAGCATTCGTGTCTACGCGCATATTCTTACCAGCGAACTGCTTAAACAGTTCGTTCAACTTGTCCGCTCCACCACCCATCTCCTTCATCTTAGCCATAATATCACCCGCTTCCTTCATAATTTCCTCCTTCGAAATCTCTCCACTGTCCATCTTCTCGGTCAATCTATCACCGACCTTCTTTACGAGTCCCATCATCTTCTTGGGATTTTTCATGAGATTCTTGAGAACATCTTGTGTGTTCTCCGGAGTGTCTCCAACTAGGTCGTTGAAATCTCCCGAAATCTCCTCTGCAAGCTCCTTTGCAAGTTTCCCAATCTTGCCATCGAAAATACCCTTTAGATGCTCATGGATGCCCTCCATATTCGGCATTCCATCCTCAGGACCAAACGTGAACTCGTGCTTTTCTCCCTGACCCTCGCCCTCACCCTCACCCGCGGCATTGTTAGCCTCCTTGAAGAAATCACCGATACCCGCCATTGTCTCCTTTAGCTTCTCTTGGAGAACATTCTCGTCAATTCCATCAAAAATACTCGCAGCATCTCCAAATTTCGTCTTATCATCAATAGAACCAATCACATTGAATAGTATTAGCTGTAGATACTTCCAAATGGTCTTCTTCGTGTTCTCGCTGACCCCATCACAATTGTATAGTGTCTTGAAATCCACATCGGGTAGGAATTTGGTGTTTGTATCACTTTTGGCATCGAAGATTTCCACATTCTGATACATGATATCGAAGAAGCGCTCCGGAAAAACGGTTAGACAGTAGTCGAATAACTCCTTGCACTCTTCGGGAGTTGCATCCGTCCACTTACGCCACTTATCGGAGAACTCGGGAAACGTTGTAGACAAATCGACTGTAAAATCATGAACAATCGACTTGAAATTATCCGGGACCGACATTATGAATAGTATTTGAAGAAACTATTTATATAATATTTCTATTATAAATATAAATGCGTGTCGGAGTTGTTGATATGTATAAGGATAAATCGCATAGTTATTTACCTATGGTTCTCGTTTCTATGGGTTATGTGGTGCTAGTGGTCGATTATAAAGAGGACTGGCTGGATACCATTAAGAGCATGCGCATCAAAAATTGGTTCATGACGGGTTCGGAATATGATGTACTGAGTCCGACTGCACCGAAAATAGACCTTGAAATATTGAATCTGAAAAATAAGCGTTTTTTCTTGATATGTTATTCGATGGAGAGTGTTCTCATACAATTGGGGTGTAAGGGAATCAAACGTAAGAAGGCCATCAAGGAATTCTTTCCGCTCACCGACAAAATAGAAGCATATCGCTTTCATCATACGTATATTGTGCCGGATAGTTTGAAACCCGGAATGCGACTTTTAGCGACATACAATGGTGATGTGATGACCGTGCAATATAAGAATCTAATGATGACACAGTTGCACCCTGAGAGAACCCCCGATGGAATTGAATATGTTAAAAAGTGGCTATAAATATATTTATTCTATATATAACATGATTAATATACCGAAATTGAAGAATGATTTCAGCACAATCATTCGCCAGCGTAATGAACTACAAGACAAACGCACAACTCTCGAGGAAAAGTTGAGTGATATACGAGAACATTACAATGACTTGGTAAAAAATAACTCCAAAAAGATATATTTGTATTGCTTAGATTCGCTTTATTTCCAATATAAGATTTTGCGCGTGGAACTCGAACAATTCCAGAAGATGATATCGCTGATTTTCAATCGTATGTATGGCGACTATTACAAACTATATAACATAATTAGTTCTCAATGTAAGGATAATTGTGTTGATATTAAGTTACCCACAGACAACATTGTAATATATAAGGACCTTGACCCTTTGACTGAATATAGTTTAGACGATGTAACTGTTACGCATAACGCAATAATAAATATGTTGCAACAATTAAATGAGTTATATGATTCGAAACAGAGCGAAATCGGTCGTCATAATAGTAATATGCGTGTTGGGTTCTCCGTAACTAGTTTTATTTCTACCTTGTCTTACGAAAACAAGTTGTTGGGAGAACATATAACTCTGTATTCAGATTATTTGTCGTTTTATCATTCATCGCAAAGGAAGTATTTTGACATGACGCTATATAAAATTGGTAATTTTATGAGAGAAATCGAGGATGAGATTTTGACTAACCATAAAAAGGATGCTCCGATTGAGGAGATAATCATGGAAATAGAACCCGAACCAGAACCACCCAAGGTAGAACTGCCGAAGGTAGAGTCACCGAAGGTAGAACTGCCGAAGGTAGAGTCACCGAAGGTAGAGTCACCGAAAGTTGTGGAACCCGAGCTAACAAAGGTCGCGGAACCCGAGCCACCGAAGGTGGCAGAATCAGAATCGGCGAAAGCCACAGAACCAGAACAACCAGAAGACGAAATTAAGCACGAAGAAGTATTAAACGATGATGATTTCCAAGTAGTTGCCAAAGGTGGCAAACGCGGTAAAAAGAAATAAATTTCTATGTATTAGTATATAACACATGGAAAAATCGAAGCCTACCGATACTCAATCGGAAACAGCCGAAAGCAAGGCTGGGTCAACTTTATCGAAGAAAGACAAGCCAGTCAAATGGTCTCCAGAGAACGAGGTAATTATGGTGGAATGGTGCGACTGCGCCGCATGCTATAAATGGTTGAATTCTAGAGCTCATGCTAAGCTGAGCAGCGCACACGCCTGGTTTACTATACCGGCAATCACACTATCGACGATTACAGGAACTGCATCATTTGCACAATCGAGCTTGCCTGTAGGTATGCAGGAATATGCGCCAGCCGTGATAGGTTCAGTCAATATTTTCATAGGTATCTTATCGACCATCCAGCAATATCTCAAAATCTCCGAATTGAATGAGGCGCACCGTGTTTCCGCGATTTCATGGGATAAGTTCGCGAGAAACATACGCATCGAATTGGCAAAGGACCCCGACGAGAGAAGTGATGCTGGTCAATTTCTAAAAATATGCAGGATGGAATTCGATCGACTTATGGAGACCAGTCCGGCGATACCCCAAAAGGTCGTAATAGAATTCAATAACACTTTCCAGGGGAAAGCCGGTTCCAAAGAGCGTAAGCGATTCGAGGAACTACGTAAGCCCGATATATGCAATAGTATAGTATCTGCCAACGAAAGTCGCCATCATTGGTATAAAGAAATCGAGCATGTCGAACACAAGATGGAAGACGATTTCCATGATGTCGATAACGAATTAATCGAATCTATTAAACATAAACACGAGGAAGATCAAACACGTATATTGGAGCTAGTCAATAAAGTTCGCGAAAAGGAAGAGGCGGAACTAAATACAAAGAGGAGACAAAGCGCAGATGCCGTTAAATACGAGGCTAAACTATATGAGGACCGCGAGAAACTACAAAAGTATATTAATGCATTTATGGATACGGTTGGACGTAACCCACATATCGACGAGATGACTGAGAATATGAAAGATAATGTTAGCAAGGATGCTATCGAATCGTTCCGTCATGTTTTATAATGATAATCCAGGTGGCTTACTGTATATAAGAACAGACGCGATGAGTAAGAAAATCAATACATATCTAGTGTTTATATATGGTTTAGAGTATAATAGAACTAAAACAGCAAACATTAGAATCCAAACACATATCGAGTTTGTATATCTGCGAATTTGCACTTTTTTTTTATTGTTATAGTTAAATCCTAGTAAAAAGCTAGGTATGAAAGCTATTAAAACAACCATCCATATGCGATGAAAAAAATTAATTTCATTGGGTGGTAGTGGCTCATATAGATACTTACCTGGTAAAATATCCTGTTTGAAAAGAAATAGAAACATAATTGGAGCATTCAGATAATGTAATGCTTTAATCATTATCTTCATAAAGTCTGATTTTTCAATTACTTCTTCTGCACCCATACGGTGCACTATTAGGTTTTTTATAATCGTAGAATTATTTTCCTTCGTGCTCATATATATTACTAAAATATAAATAAAATTAACATAAAGCGTAACCGACATAATCACTTATAAAAGCCACTCTCCCTTTTTTTACAAACACTATGACCTATGAAGATATTGAAAGCGTTAGCGATAGCGAGTCAGAGATTGAGGTCAATTCGGAGCTTTGGGCTAACGTTGACGCTGAGCCATCCATTGCTGACAGCGATAAGCGCATGTCGAAGCAGCAATATCAGGCAGAACTGAAGTCGTCTGACCCCGATTACTACGTCGTGACTAAGCGCGTTGGTAAGAAGATGAAGCGCATTGAGCTATACTCGACTCGAAGCAATCCTGGACGCCTGATTCGTAATCCCGTGGCGGGTTACAAGTCCAACGACCGTGTCGGAACTTTTGCGGAGCGTTCCTATTTCAAGATTCGCATGACGTCCATTGGTGATGGCATCGAGCCAGTTACACTCTATTATGATTCGCCGGAGGGTTATGAGAAGCATCTACATACTACGGTTTCGCATGAGATTAAGACCGCATGGAGGAGTAGGTTTACTAGCAATTAGAGATAGAGATAGAGATAGAGATAGATTTAGAAGTATGATAATAAAATATGTTATTATTATATAATGATGTCGACATTAACGCCTCCTATAATTACTGCTCTCAATAATGGAACGCTGAGCGGAATGCGTGCAATGCCTGCTAAAGATATAAATGCTGACGGAAACAGTATGTTCTCAATGAGTCGTCGCCGATTTAATCGTGTGATGCCTCTTTCGACCCAGTCAAATACGATACAGCAAGAAAAAAAGTGGTATGGGGTTAGTAATCGTGATGCGTCGAGGGTTACTGAAAGCGCTCGTGTGGCTGAAATCGGAATCGGAACCACCAATTCGAGTTTGAGCCCTTTTTCGTTTAAATCTAGTGCCGAAAATAATACGCGTAACCAAGCGCTCACTCGTGTCCGTGCTGGTGGAGCAGTTGTTCCGTTGAAGAAGACTAAGAGCACGCAGATTTTCTAAGCAAACGTCGCAAATCCTCCACGGATAATTTATATAAATATGCAGCCGCGTAGTTACGAAGTGCCATTTCGTGCGAGTAATCTCCTTGACTTGGGTTAAAATCGATGATGTCAGCAACATCACCTTGACGACCGCATTTATAGTGGCCATCTTCAGCGTAGTCGCCAATCCCTTCATACCATTCTACAATATCAAACCCAAATTCCCAATTGTATACTGCTGAGAACTTAAAGTTGTCCTCTAAATAGCTGTCAAATTCTGGCGTATTCGTTTCGGTTTTCTCACTCCATCGTTTCCCATCATCGTCCTCGTCGCATGAGAAGACAAAACGGACATAATCTTCGACAATCACATTCAGCTTATTCATTTATACTATTACTATAATAGTATTGTATCAATTTTAAACCGACGAAGATTTCAAATGGGACGCCGTAGGCGTCTGTTTTGAAACTTATCGGTCATAATCCTTAAGAAAAAATGGAACGAAGTTCCATTTTAATTCTTCAAGGGTTTACAAAAGATTCATCTTGTATTTTACATATTTATTATAATTCGTATTTATGTATAATGCATCCCCCCAACCATGCTCGTTTATATTCTTTACAACACGCTTGAAATTATACTGTCCAAGGAAATCGTCAATATCAGTAATAAGACCACAACCCTTGTATAGTTCCTTCTCATTCACTTCTAAATATATCGCTTTGGCGTGATGAATATACTTTGTCGCACCCTTTAGCGCTATCAATTCCGCACCTTGGATGTCAAAATTCCAGAAATTACACCATGGCATGTTTATCTTATTACGCTCTACGAATGTATTTATGGTAATACTTTTCTGAGTTATTTTGTCGATATATACAACATGCGGATGCTCAGTAGCATGAGTTCCAAATTCTAATAAACTGGATGACTGTCCGTTGTTTGAAATGTTGAACGTTACCATAGCATCATCCACATCAGATACGACTGCGTGATATACATTTGGTATTCCACGCTCAGTAGCCTCTTTTACTTTATTTTCCATAGCATCTAACCATATGACATTATCACTTGTTACGCCTAGGCTATTATAAAATGGCATTTCCTCGCATTCATGAGCGCCTAAATGAAATACGCCGGTAACTTCGATTTTATGTAAACCAAGTATTTCCTTAACCTTGTCGAATGGGATTAGCATTATACAAAAAACTGTTATATTAATTTGTTTTTTTGAACGTTTTTAAATATTTGGACATTTAAAAATGGCGTTGCTCTAAATAAGTTGGCTGCATTTTTTATACAGCTGCGGTTTTCACACCAATCGGCAATTATTTCCAATAAAAAATTGAAATTAAAAATTTACTGTGAAAACTAAAATATCCACATTTATATAATGTCGAACACGACTGTTATTGCGTTCTCCCTAATCGGCGGGTCAGGCACCTTCCTTAATGCGATATATTACACTGCCCGTGCGTATCGTAGCAAAACGGGACCTATGATATCAGCGAACAAGTACATGCCAGACTATAGCGGGCATTTCGAGATGGATATGTTACCCGTCTTCGTAAATTTGATTACTACTATACAATACATCGGCGAGACACTCGAAACGTTCGAAAATCGAATAGGATTCTTTAGTCAATATCGATATGGTTCCTATTTGATAACCTGTCCTTTGATGGTCTACGAAACCGTCCATACCATCGGTGCGCCATATGCCACAACTATGTTCTCACTTACTCTCATAACGATTATGACCGCGATTTTCGCGGACCTCGCACCAGACGCGTCGCAACGTTGGACATGGTTCGGTTTTGGATGTACGCTCAACGTGATGTTTTGCGTGATGTTATTAAAAGTTGTGAAGCACGCACATCGATTGAATGATGGTCTATGCTCAGATAAACAGATGAAAGATAGTATCAAGCAATTGGGGTATGACTCTGATACCTTCCCGAAAGGAATCATGCGCTTGCGCACGCCGATGGACGAGAAACGCATATTTATCGACGGCGCATTCGCATTGATGTTCTTCCTCTGGCCGATTTTCCCGATTATGTTCGTCCTTGAATATATGGGTTGTGTTGACCGAAATATGACACAGATTGTCTTCGCACTGACTGACTTGATAATTAAAACCAGTCATTCCTTCTGTTTGGACCAGTATAAGCAGGGCTTGCGGCATACCGTGTTTTCATATGGATTCTTGGATACGTCGATTCTGTATGAACTACATATTTGGGATACGACGACCGACGTATATACACAATTGAAAGCGCTGTCGCGCTCGATGTATGGTGATTTGCTTGTCGGAAAGAAGGGACAACTAACCGATATCGAGTCAGCTGGTATCGATTACCAGAGCATGCTTACTGCGAATCGTCTGAATCGTAAAGTGGACTCGTTTGAGGAGGAATCTAGCGGCGAGCCAAAATCGCCGACGCTCATCCGTAGAATGTCGTCGCCGAAGGTTGGATTTGCGAAATCGACAAGTTTCCGAGTTGCACCTGAACCGGAATCGGACCCAGACAAACAATCTGAACTACGGACTCCGCATCCGACGACCGACACATTCAACCAATATAAGCAATCGCCGAACCAACAGAATCGGCAAATTGTTCAGCGTTCTAGAGAACAATATCCACCTAGAAATGAAATAGGCACAGGTCCCGTATACCAACAACAATCTGTACATAACTCTAGAGGCCAATATCCGCCTAGAAATGAAATGACGCAAGGTCCTAGAAATGAAATGTATCAATATACAGACCAAGGTCCGGCGTCGAATTATAATCAAACTCCGATATCAACCCAGCATTCAATTCAAAATTCAATTATGGTCAATCATCAACCATCCAATACTGTATCAAATAACCAACAACAACAGAATTATGTATCAAATAACCAACCGCCGCCTATTGTATCAAATAACCAACAACAGAATTATGTATCAAATGCCCAACAACAGAATTATGTATCAAATGCCCAACTGCCGCATATTGTATCAAATAACCAACCGCCGCCTATTGTATCAAATAACCAACAACATAATTATGTATCAAATGCCCAGCCGCCGCATATTGTATCAAATAACCAACCTCAGCATATTGCATCAAATGCCCAACCACAGCATATTGTATCAAATAACCAACAACCGCCGCCTATTGTATCAAATATTCCACAATCAATTAATAAACCTTACCAACATACATCGGTAGAGGCATTCGTATGGCATTAGTGACAGCATAAACAATATAGAGATTTTGACGCAATATGTATAGACAAGAATGAGCAACAATGATGATATCATTAAAGATATTGAAAAACAATATGGTGAATTGATGAAAGAATTTGGTGAACTGATGAAGGCCCTTGACAAATTATATGTCAATGTAGCCACACCGCTTATATATGTGGCTACGCTAACTGGATTTACATTCGGTGTATTAGGAGAAATTAATGCGTCAGAGTCGGGTCGCCCAAATGCAGCGATAACATCATTTGTAAATATAACCGGTCTAACTTTTATTGGCTTATTTTCTGGATACACTTGGCCAATTTCGATGCCATTATTGAGCATGGGCGCTATGTATAATAAAATAAAGAAGAAGTAGTTAGTATTATTTATTATAAAATGTGTATTTTGTTTGATTGAACGTTTTTTTATATGTTTAGTGTATAGTATTATGGCAAATGTTATGACTATTAATGGAATACCTATAATGACATATGGGCTGACCGGTATGTTAATTGCAGTATTGACGTATTCGACATTTGCACCAGAACAACCGTCAACTAGTAGTAATGACGAAATTTTATCAACATCATTTGCTATTCCTACGGTTGTCTCGCCGATTCCAGCATTGTTGGCGCCACCGACTTCGAATATGTTCAGCACAGACGATGAACCCAAATCAGTTACTGCATCTGTTACCGACGCAGCACAATCTGTTAGTGCATCAGTTACTAACACAGCACAATCGGTTAGCGCATCAGTTGCTGATGCAGCACAATCGGTTACTGCATCAGTGAATGATGCAGCACAATCGGTTACTGCGTCAGTGAATGATGCAGCGCAATCGGTTACTGCGTCAGTTAATGATGCACAAGAAAATGAAAAAAAAAAAGAAAATGAAAATGAAAATGAAAATGAAAAAGAGGAAGAAGAACTCGGCTTGCGAGGAGGTAACAAAAAGAAGAGACGCCGAACACGCAAATACAAGCGCTAAATTATGTCGACTTTGACTGTTTGGATTTTTGGATTATTCTTTAAAATCTGTATGCGTCCCGACGTTTTATAATCAAATGTGCAAACGTGTCCTCCGGTAAATTCAGACGCGAATATTTTTGCGGTTCTACACGAAGAACAAAATGACCGTGGCATATTATCTTCGCCTTTACATTTACACGCAAACCCGAATAGTCCGACTTTAACACTGCACTCACTACACTTAGCTCGTTTTGAATCCATGATAGTTGGTTGTCCTATTAACTATCATCATAAATTTGCATTCAATTTTATAAAATTGATTTAGTAATATAGAAAATATATTATATTACTAAAAAGACCAAATGAACTCTAGCGAAATCGGCGGACCTACATCGGCGTTTACACGGTATGTAAAACAACCGGAACAATCAACTCAAGTGATAAACACAAGAACACGGCGAAAGTCCGCATTCTCTCGAATCAAACGATTATTTAGTATAGGGTCGGATAAATACGAAGACAAAACGATTACTTCAAAAGACTCAAATGATTCGCGCAACGATTGAATAATAGATTAATCTCGAGCTGATTCGACCCAAGCGCCGTGTCATCAGGAATAACAGATACATTACCAGCCTTCCAACACAATATAGCAGGGATACCATTTACCATCTTTTTTGTCTTCAGGAGTGCATATAGCTCGAAACTCTCGTCGACGTCGATATCGCAGCATACGACCTTCTCACCATACACATTCATTATCTGAGACATAAGTCCATGAACCATTCCCTTGATTGTCTGACAAGGTCCACACCATGTCGCACCAAGCTTCAGAATAACCAACCCAGGATTATTCGATAGAATGGTGTTAAAGTGCTGGAGATTATCGAACTCGGTAATAATCGGCATTATACTATAATACGCATATATTTTCTATATCTTTTTTCATATAAAACTAATCGTATTATATGTGTATATGTCCGCACCACATAATCTAAATGTCAGCATGTATTCGCTCGAGGAGATACTCGGCTTATTCGAACTATCATATGATATCGATTTAGAAGGTATAAAAAAGGCCAAAAGGAAGGTTCTCATGGTTCATCCAGATAAGTCTCGACTCCCATCCGAATATTTCATATTTTATAAACGTGCATTCGAGGTTGTCGTCCAGTTCTATGAAGAACAAACTAGACACACCCGTAAAGCTCCGGGAGAACCTGCGAAATATTCTAACATGAATGTTGCCGATAAGAATGTGAAGCGGACCATAAATGAAATGAAAACGGAGGATTTTCATAAGAAATTCAATGAGATTTTCGAACAGAATATGACCACGAAGCCGGACCCCAGTAGAAACGAATGGTTTAAGAAAGACGAACCACTCTATAACGACTTGGGTAATGTATCTGCACAGAATATGGGTCGTGCATTTGATACTATCAAATCGAATAATACGCTGTCTATCCGTAATACTGGTATCCAAACACTCGGTGGTGGTGGAACCAGCTTATACGACGAAGATGATGATGACAGTTATGTAACATGTGACCCGTTCAGTAAACTTAAATTCGACGATTTGCGTAAAGTTCATAAGGACCAGACCATTTTAGCAGTAAGCGAAAAGGATTATGATACAATGCGCAAATATAGCTCGATGGACCACCTAATGCAAGAACGCGGACGCGATAAGCTCACGCCACTAGAATCAACCGAGGCAGAGAAGATGATGGAAACGCGTCAAAAGGAACGCGAACGCCTTATAATGCGAAAACAATATGAGGCGAGTTTGAAAACCATGGAATACGAAAAGAAAAATAGTAGTGTATTAAGCAACTTCCTTCGGCTCGGTAATTGAAGCGACCTTTAGCTTCAGTTGTTCTAATTCTTCCTGTAGTTTTTTCACCATCCGGCGTAGCTCTGCCAAATCATCCTGGGGTCGAGATAGGTCTAGTTCACGCTGACGAATCTGTTGTTGCAATAATTCGTCCATATTTTCGATAACGCCATCGCTGATTTGTTCTTTGAAATTCGGTTCTGGTGGCGCCGCTTTATCATAATCGTGTCTTTGTGTCGCCGTATCATAGTCGGGTCTTGGTTTGCTCCGGAGTGAATTTATCATATGTCCAATCGTCTCTTTGTTCAGTTGCTTCAAATCATAGCTCCTGTTCTTATATTCATTATAATACATGCTTACGATTTCCCTGAACCAATCGGCTTGATATGACGCGGGTATTGTTTCGTGTAACATACCGACCTTTTGTATAGTATTCCATAGTAACGTTTGATTTTCGGCGCTTATATAACTCATCAAAGTTTATATAATACAATTCGTATTATCTTTACATAATTCTATTTAAAAATAATATAATATGATTATTATATTATGTGGATTATTAGACCAAAATGTCAAAAATGTGTCAATGAACACGATGTATACTGTTCAGAAGATGGGTATACAGTAACAGTTGTTACTTATTGGCGAAAAGCTGAAATACATTTTGATAGTATGTTTCCACCACAAATTAGCTTGTATAATCCGGATGGAATTGATATTCTAAAACACTTTGCAACTGAATATAGCAATGGTAAATTAAACTACGACTTGACTGATTCGTATGGTAGTCATTTGGAATTTTCGGATGAAATTACGAGTGATATGCGGGATAGTATTCAAGAGGAATGGGACGATAATGGTGAACTAGAAGATGGATGGGACATTGTCGAAACTGGAGTTATCTTATATGATGAATTGACAATATCATCAGAATAAATAATACTTATAAGGGTTGAGGTTTTGGTTTTTTATAGTCCAATACGGTAGTTTCTTGGTATATTACATCATCGTCTGGTTGTTCTTCATCGCCTTCTTTCTTACGCTTGATTCGCGCAAGCGTTTCATCTACCATATTCATATTTTTTCGAAGGAGTTCTGTAATACTGAAATCTGCCCAAGGCATTGGCACCGTATCTACAAATACTTGTAGCATAACGTTTTTACCAGTTTCGTCTAATTTGGATTTACGCACAACATATTTAACTTCCTTTTCACCGTAGCCACCAGTAAGATGTTTCTTTGTTTTACGTAGTTTATCCTTCCGCTTATTAGTATTAGTTTTAGTTTTATTTCCCATATCTATATCTTAGGAGTAGAAATATTCGTATCGCATTTTCTCCATATATTTGTCGGGAATTCTATATCGCTTAAAGAAATTAACTATATGTTTCGTATTCTTAAATGGCTTGTCTTCATATTTATTAGTAAGCATGGTTATCAGGAAAAACAATGAATACATACCACATTCGGTTCCACCATATTGGTGTTCAAAAGGACTGTTTTCATATACACGGAATCGCATATGTAGTTGCTTGGCCTGTTGTTTAATACGCGCTATCAAAACACCGACCTCTTTCGGTATGCTCTCTCCGGCGCTATCAAAATAAAACATAAATCTGCGTTTCACATCGATAAAGAGCGACACCCAATGAGAACCGGATTTCGTATGATCGTCTAAATTGAATATAATACCAATCTTGGTTTTACCCTTTTTGATGTATTCTGATAATGAAAACTTGCAAAGTGATTCCTCTACGCATGTGCCACCTTCTCTAAAGTCGAAATCGATGTATGACGGTCCTAGGAACTGAAAATCTTTGTATCCGTCCATATATTGGTTGATTACGTTTACTATATCTGTATCGGACAACCATTCATTGATGTTGAGACTCCATTCGGCAGGTTGTTTTGGGA